CGTGAGCGATAAAACTATCGCAAAGGCTATGAATATATCCCAGAGGAAGTTAAGTAGTGTCATTTGTTTTTTTTACCTTTTTGTTTTTTTCTTTTATTAAATATTAAATCAAAGTTCTTATTAAACTTATCTTTGTCGTGCGGTCTTGGTTGTGATCCTTTAGACATCTAACATATCCTTCTCAACTTCTTTGCGTTGTTCTTCTGTTAGATTACTGAGCCATAGTTCATGGTATTCATCACTATACTCATCATAGATAGGCACACCCATTTTAGATTGTATGTGTGCGATAATTTCCTCCACATCATTTTGGCCATACCTAGTAAAGCCACACACTTTGTTATTGACTTCGTAAAAGTGTAGCCAATTTCCGTCTTGGCGTATGATTTCTCCCCATTTGTTAGATGAGTTTTCATTCTTAACAAATTCAATATCTGTGCATACCCTTTTCATCTTTTTATAAGATAAATCTTTTAATGGTTCATAGTTTGTTGACATGATTATTTACCTCCTAAATCTTTTTCGTTAATATAAATTGTTGCTATCAATACAATACTAAGTATTGAGTAGCTAATTATTTCTATAGTTTCCATTTAATACCTCTAACGCGCTCTAAATAAATATAATAAACATTTCAAGCGCCAGTCTGGTAAATGGCGCAAGTGTTTAGCTATTCTTCTGCGGTCTATGTTCATACTGTACCTCGTTTTCTTTGTTGTATTGTGCAATCATTAAAAACCATTTGTCGCGCTCTTCGTTTGCTTTGTCTTGCGCTTGGTCTTTGATTCGTTCTTGTTGCTCTATTTGTTCTATGGTTATCATTTTTTTTTATTTAGTTCTCTTTGCTCTACCTTTTCCCAAATCTTTGAAAATCTACATAAAAACAAATATTGTTTTCTGTTGTTGTAATTACCAACTGCTAAAGAATCTAAAACACACATTGATTCAACATCAGGATTTTCTTTTATAAAGTTTTGATGTATTTCAATCATAAAATCAAATAAATTAAACTTTTTATCTTCCATTAGTCTTGCTCCTTTTGTTTATAATTTTAAAATAAATCTCTTGTTCTAGTTCGTTAAACATTCTTATATGCAAGTCATGTAATGACTTAGCATTGTATTTGTGTAGTAGGTGGTCATAGAACCTAGCCTTAAACCAGTTATCAACGTGCGTGCTTATGTGTTTAGGATCTGCCATTGGTTACCTCAAATAATCAGGTCCATAAATACGCATACCATTTATTTGGTAATTATCATATATGTTACCTCTTGGATGTTTAGCGGGAGAGTTCCAACTGCTCGCCTTTAAAATATCTCCGTTTTCAATATTTACAAATCCCCATACGCATTTTTGGTTTTCATTACATCTAATTATCTTAATGTATTTTTTACCAGTTTTTGCTATGTGTTGTATTTTGCCCTCTGTGTTTGGCCATTCATTGATATATGCTTCATCAATGTCTGCACAAAGTTTTTTGGTTTCTTCAATTATGTTATCCATATTTATTTCTCCGTTTAATTAATATGTAAGTATTATTATCCATACGAATACTCTATTGTCAATACTAATACTCAATATTTATGTATATTTATTTATAAATAGCATAAAAACAGGCTATATAAGATATAATTAATCGGAATATGACAACTAAAATACCTAAAAAACGCGGAAGAAAACCGATCATCATTGACCATGAAAGGGTTGAATATTTAGCTAGTTTAAATCTTGGTATTATGGACATTTGTAGGTCTATTGGCGTTGGTTGGGATACATTCAATAAACATAGAAACAAAAAAAATTCTGAATTATCGGATGCTTTGGCCAGAGGAAGAGCAAAGGGTTTACAGTTAGCAACGAGCAAGTTAATGGAAAAAATAGAGGACGGCGATTTCAATTCAATTCAGTTCTATTTAAAATCAGCTGATCGCGATACTTGGGCCGAGAAAACACAAGTAGATCATAATCTTAATTTAGCTGGCATCCTGGACAGCGCACGCGCGCGCGTCATAGATCACGCGCCAACGCCAGA